AGAATACCCAGGAGATAATGATATTGATGATCTAATTGGATATCTAATATTGCTAAAAGTTGCTAAAGAATTTGCTATTTCAGTCGACTAGAAGTATAATAAAGTCATATGGAAATTGAATTAGCTGATCACTTTGATCGCATGAATAAAGTAGTTGAAGAACTACTTAGGGGAAACAACCCTACCCAGATTGCTACCCTAACAGGCATTAAGAGGGCAGATGTTATTGACCTGATCGATGAGTGGAAAAATGTAGTCCACAACGACACATCAGCCCGTGAACGTGCTAAGGAGGCTATCTCTGGAGCAGATCAACACTACGCAATGCTTATTAAAGAAGCTTGGAAAACAGTTGAGGATGCAGATCAAGCTGGACAGCTTAGCGTTAAATCTGGAGCGCTAAAACTAATTGCTGATATTGAAGGAAAAAGAATTGGCATGCTTCAAGAAGTTGGACTGCTTGATAACGCAGAACTTGCGGGGCAGATTGCAGAGTCAGAAAGAAAGCAAGAAGTAATAGTAAGAATTTTAAAAGAAGTAACTGCGTCTTGCCCAAAGTGTAAGATGGAAGTTGCTAAGCGTTTGTCTCAAATTACTGGAATTGTTGAGCCTATAGAGATTATTGAGGAAGTAAGTGGAGTTTAATTTTAATGATCTCATTGACATCCTCGATGGCGAAGAGTTTGATGAAAGACCAGTAGACCTTAGAACTTTTGTGACAGACAAAAAATACTTAGGGCTACCAGACTTATCTGAACACCAGTACACGCTTATAGAAAAATCATCTCAGATATATAAAGAGTCAACTTTAATCAAGCTATTTGGTGAAGAAGAAGGATCTCTTAGATACAGGCAGACCTGCAACGAAGTTGTTGCACAGCTTGGCAAGGGCAGCGGTAAAGATTATTGCTCTACTATATCTGTGGCTTATATAGTTTATTTACTATTATGCTTAAAAGACCCAGCGTCATATTACGGTAAGCCACCAGGTGATTCAATAGATATTATTAACATTGCTATTAACGCTCAGCAGGCGAACAACGTTTTCTTTAAAGGATTTAAAAATAGAGTAACACACTCACCATGGTTTGCTGGCAGATACTTTGAGAAGGCATCTGAAATTAAATTTGATAAGAATGTAACGGTATACTCTGGCCACTCAGAAAGAGAAGCATTTGAAGGTTATAACGTTCTTGTTGCGGTACTCGATGAAATCTCTGGCTTTGCTTTAGACAATACAAGCGGACATGATCAGGCAAAAACTGCTAGCGGAATATATGATATGTACAGGGCATCCGTAGACTCTCGTTTCCCAGATTATGGAAAAGTAATACTTCTTTCTTTTCCAAGATTTAAAAATGATTATATTCAACAAAGATATGATGAGATTATATCTGAAAAAGAAATTATTTCTAGGTCACACAAATTTAAATTAGATCCAGATTTACCAGATCATACAGTTGGAAACGAGTTTGAAATATTCTGGGATGAAGACCATATAGTTTCCTACAAGTTTCCTAGAGTTTATGCTATTCGCAGGCCAACCTGGGAAGTAAATCCAACTAGAAGTATTGAGGATTTTAAGATTGCTTTCTACCGAGATGTTACGGACGCTCTGGGAAGATTTGCTTGCATGCCGCCAGAAGCAATAGATGCTTTCTTTAAATCACGTGAAAAAATTGAGATGGCATTTAATGATTTATCATTAGCTGTAGATGGGTTTGGAAGATTTGAAGAATGGTTTAATCCAAAAGAAGAAACAGATTATTACATCCACGTAGACTTAGCTCAAAAGCATGACCACTGTGCGGTTTCTATGGCGCATATTGAAAAGTTTGTTAGCGTAAAGGTTACTGACACATACTCACAGCCAGCGCCAATTGTTAAGGTAGATGCTGTAATGTATTGGACTCCTACTTCAGATAAGTCTGTAGACTTTGGTGAAGTTAGAGATTACATATTGTCTTTAAGGTCAAGAGGTTTTAATATCAAGATATGTACATTTGACAGATGGAACTCTCATGATATGATGCAGCAGCTAAAGCAGTATGGAATTAATACAGAAACTTTATCTGTATCTAAAAAACATTATGACGACATGGCTATGGTTGTGTTGGAAGAAAGGTTAAATGGCCCACACATACCGTTGCTTGTTGACGAATTGCTAGAGCTAAGAATTATGAGAGATAAGGTAGACCACCCTAGAAAGGGTTCTAAGGACTTAGCTGACGCAGTTTGTGGGTCTATCTATAATGCAATTAGTTTAACTAGGGCGGCATTTGGAGATATAGAGGTTCATGATTATTCATCTGTTAAGAAACAGTATAGAGAATCTTTAGCAGCAGATGCCCCTAATCTAATTAGAGCACCTTCTCAAATGCCAAGAGATCTTTCTGATGCATTAAGTGGAATGGAAATAGTATGAGTATATATCAAGAAAAAGCTAAGGAGTGTAAATGCTGCAGCAAGCATGTTCCGCTTCCTACAAGATTAAAAGAATACAATGGTATTCTAATCTGCCCAACTACATTTGATAACATTCATGAGTATAGAAGAGTGTGGTCTGACATTGGGCATAGGCCTCCAGGAAGCATTAGAAAGCATTTTTCAGAGTATGTTCAGCAGATAGTTGAGCAATCTATTGACAAAACTGATAGTAAAATACTATAATTCAACTAGGCAACAGTAGCTTAGTTGGTTAAAGCCCCGAACTCATAATTCGGTAATCGTAGGTTCAAGTCCTACTTGTTGCACAAGGGGGTAATATGTTTGAAGATTATGATGAAGAAGAGATAATGTTAAAAATTCAACATTATCTAGATATTGGTGCAATAAGAGTTGCGGGCTTTACAAAAGATGGAGAAGCTATCTTTGAGCTAAATGAAGATGTTACCCCATTACTTGCTCCAGATTTATGGCAGGCTCATGAAGATTACATAGAGTCTGAATTAATAGATTTAGTTAATAATGATTTAATGCAGGTAGAGTATGATGAGGAGCTAAAAGCTACTTATCATTTTACCAGAGAAGGATTTGATATCGCTAAAAGAAAAGGAATAATTCCTTTAGAAGATATTGAAGATTTTGATTTTTAATAGTATACTTTAGCTATACCTCTGTAGCTCAGAGGAAGAGCAACAGACTTCTAATCTGTTGGCCGCTGGTTCGAATCCAGCCAGGGGTGCGATATGAAATATCATCACTTATAAAATAGGAGAAAAAATGAGCGAAGAAAGATGTCCAGTAACAGGTAGAGCACATTCTACAGAAAACAATACGAACAAAGATTGGTGGCCTAACAGACTAGATCTATCAGGATTGCGAAATCATTCAGAAAAGTCTGACCCCATGTCAGATGATTTTGACTATGCTACAGAGTTTAATAGTTTAGACCTTGATGCTGTAAAAGATGATATCAATACTCTTTTAACTACCTCGCAAGATTGGTGGCCTGCAGATTACGGAAACTATGGTCCTTTCTTTATTCGCATGGCGTGGCACTCTGCTGGTACATACAGAACAACTGATGGACGTGGTGGTGCTGGAGAAGGTCTGCACAGATTTGCTCCACAAAACTCGTGGCCAGATAATGGTAACTTAGACAAGGCTCGCAGACTATTATGGCCTATTAAGCAGAAGTATGGCAAGAAGATTTCATGGGCAGACCTAATGATTCTTGCAGGCAATGTATCTCTTGAAAACATGGGATTTAAGACATTTGGTTTTGCTGGTGGACGTGCAGATGTTTGGGAATCAGATGACACATACTGGGGTGCAGAAAAAGAATGGCTTGCAGATAACCGCTATAGCGGAGACCGTGAATTAGAAAATCCCCTTGCTGCTGTACAGATGGGTTTGATTTATGTAAACCCTCAAGGACCTAACGGAAACCCCGATCCAGTTCTTTCTGCACGAGATATTCGTGAAACCTTTGCTCGTATGGCAATGAATGATGAAGAGACTGTTGCACTTATTGCAGGTGGACACGCATTTGGTAAGGCACATGGCGCTGGAGATCCTTCACATGTTGGTCCAAACCCAGAGGCTGCTCCTATTGAAGAGCTTGGTCTCGGATGGAAGAGCTCTTTTGGCAAGGGAAATGCAGAAGACACAATAACAAGTGGTATTGAAGGTGCATGGACTGCAACTCCTACTAAGTGGGATAACTCATACCTTAAGCTATTGTTTAAGTATGATTGGAAGCAAACCAAATCACCTGCTGGCGCAACGCAATGGATTCCTTCAGATGAGTCTGCTGCTAATTTAGTTCCAGATGCACACATTGAAGGAAAGTTTCACGCTCCAGTAATGACAACAGCAGACCTTGCAATGAGATTTGATCCAGAGTATGAAAAAATTTCACGAAGATTCCTTGAAGACTTTGATTACTTCTCAGATGTCTTTGCTCGTGCATGGTTTAAATTAACACACAGAGACATGGGTCCTATTTCAAGATACCTTGGTAAGGAAGTTCCTTCTGAAGTATTAATCTGGCAGGATCCAGTTGGAAATGTAACAAGAACTACATTGGTACAAGAGGAAGTAGATATCATTAAGGAAAGAATTATTGAATCTGGGCTTTCTGTTTCTGATTTAGTTGCAACTGCTTGGGCATCTGCATCAACATTCCGCAAGACAGACAAGCGTGGTGGAGCTAATGGTGCAAGAATTGTTCTTGCTCCACAGAATACATGGGAAGTAAATGACCATGAAGCTATTAACAGAGTAGTTTCTGTTTTAAATAGTATTAAGGCAGACTTCAACGTATCTCTAGCAGATCTAATTGTGTTTGCTGGAAGCGTTGGTGTCGGAATTGGTGCTAAGAATTCTGGATTTGGTGCTGATATCACTGCAAAGTTTATGCGTGGAGATGCAACGCAAGAGCAGACAGATGTTGAATCATTTGCAGTTCTTGAACCAAAGTTTGATCCTTTCCGTAACTATGTTCATTGGAGCATTACAGAGCCAGAAGAGGTACTACTAGTAGAAAAAGCTAATCTTCTAGGCTTAACTCCAGTAGAATTAGTTGTACTGTTATCTGGTCTAAGAACATTAGCTAAAGATAAGCTAGACAATAGCTATTTAGTTGAATTACTTTCATATACCAATGCAAGCCAGGCAGTAAACATTCCTCGTGTAGATCTAATTCTTGCATCTAACTCAGAGCTTAGAGCGATTGCAGAAGTATATGCATCAGATGATGCTAAAGAAAAGTTTGTAAATGATTTTGTTTCAGCATGGACAAAGGTTATGAATGCTGATTTATTTATTAAGGAGAAAAAGTAATGAGAAGTGCAATGTTTTATTTAGCACATTCAACAGCAATTGTGGGTTTAATGATTGGCTCATATGTTTATGGGTTTAAGCAAGCATCTCAAAATGCAAAGGAAAAAGTTTTTTCTTTTAATAAAAAGAAATAACATGGCCTAGGGTAAAATAATTACCTATGCCCCATAGCTCAGTTGGTAGAGCGCCGAACTGTTAATTCGGATGTCCCTGGATCGAGGCCAGGTGGGGCAGCGTTCCTATAGCTCAGCTGGTAGAGCAGCAGACTTTTAATCTGCGGGTCGATGGTTCGATACCATCTGGGGACACTATTAAATAAAAAGGGGGAACTATGAAAAAAGATACAAATACTAGATCAATCTGCTTTGATGACATACTACTTGTCCCTAAAAAGTCTAATATAGTTACAAGAGGTAACATAAAGATAGACACTGTAGTTGGTAACCCAATTAGACCAGAAGCTTTTATTCATTTAAGATCTCCTTTAATCATGGCTCCTATGGATTTTATTACAAGCAACGCCATGATAGAAAAGGTTGTATCTTTTGGAGGCATGGCTATACTTCCAAGATACGCTAATTTTGATCAAAGAATAAATAGATTAAATACAATACCTTTAAGCGTAGATAAGAAGTTGCTTGGCTTTGCCATATCTATTGAAGAATCAAGAGATGAAAGATGTATTAAAACTTTAAGGGATCTGGGCATAACAGTATTTCTTTTAGAGGTTGCTCTAGGACATTTAAAAATTGTAGTTGATGCAGTAAGAGATCTTAGGCTGTTGGTAGATTCTAGTGTTCACATTATGGTTGGAAATGTTTCTTCATACGAAGCGTACCAAGACTTAATGGATGCTGGCGCTGATTCCGTTAGAGTTGGGATTGGTGGAGGAGCAGCGTGTACAACTAGAGTTGTCACAGGGTTCGGGGTACCAGTTTTATCATCAGTTATGGATGTGTATGAAAACATTAATAACTTTGAGGTAAACGGAATAATATCAGATGGTGGAATTAAGAATAACGGAGATGTTGCAAAAGCTTTGGCAGCTGGAGCTTCTGCAGTAATGATGGGATCTTTCTTTTCTGGACACGATGAATGCGATACTGACAAAGACGGTAAACATGTATTTAGAGGTTCTGCTTCAATGGAAGTTCAAAGAGACAATAACCCAGACCTAGTTAAAGATTTAAAAAATTTATACGTTGAAGGAGTATCAGGCTTTGTTAGCCCTAAAGGCCCAGTAGAGTATTCTTTGAATATGCTTTTAAATAACGTAAAGAGTGCCTTGTCTTACTCTGGATCAGAAAACCTATTAGACTTTAGACAAAATGCTACCTACATTGAGGTTTCATCAATGTCTAACTTAGAGTCTGGTCATAGATGATTAGCAAAATAGATGAGCCATTTAACTATAAGTTTCACGGGAAGTTCGACGTATCAAAAATATCAGATCACATATTGCAATATTCCGATGAGTGGTTTGTAGACAAAGAAAGACAAATGTCATACGAAGTGCATAAAGAAACCAACTCTATATTTATTTATGACCATACAACTAACTGGTTCTTCGGCAATAAATATGCTTTAAAAGTAAATGATAGTCAGTCAGTTATGATTGATCTTGTTTCTCCAATTGTTAAAAGTCTTGAGTTAATTCATGATGGTAGGGTTGGCAAATGTCTTTTTATTAAGCTTCCTGAAAATAAAAATGTTGGAGAGCATACGGATAAAATGGACTACTTGGGGGCAGTTAGAAGGCACCACATTCCAATAACAACAAATGAAGATGTACTTTTCTTTGTTAATAAAGAAAGCAAAAACATGAAGGTGGGAGAATGTTGGGAAATAAATAACAGCCTCCTTCATAGCGTAGAAAACAATGGAAGCACAGAGCGAATTCATCTTTTGCTAGATATATTGCCTAACAAGTTTATTAAATGATCTATTCAGCAAAGCATAACTTTTTGTTATTAAAAAATTATAAAGTTGGTAGCACATCCCTAGAGGTTGAGCTATCACAAGTTTTAGATGATTCTGCAATTGTTACACCAATTTATCCAGAAAATTTATTGCATAGGCCAAGGAACTTTAATAACTTTCATAATCATATCACTTACATTGAGCTTGAGGGTCTGTTGGGCAAGGAGGTTCTTGATAAAGCGGAGTCCGTTGTTTTTGTAAGGAACCCATTCGATGTAGTCTTATCTCATATGTATATGTCATTTTCTTGGAGCGGCATAAATATACCATCTGTATCTGATGTAGATAAATACTTTAGTAATAAAACTATACTAAATAAGATTACTAGCCACAAGTCAAGAAGTATATATACAAAAGATGGCATGGTGATGGCAAAAAATGTATATAAGTATGAGAATGGCCTAGATCAAATTAACAAGACGTTAAATAATGTGGGCATAGACTCAATAGTAATTAATGCCAAAGAAAAAATGTACAAGCCTAAAGACATTAAGCCTGTAGATATTTTTGAACCAAGACATATTGAAGAGATATACGAAGACTGGTCTTGGGAGATAAATAAGTTTGACTATGCTCCCAGCCCTATGGTACTATAGTTTAGTGGAAAGGAATCCTATGATTATACAAATAATTGGTCTCCCAGGATCTGGCAAAACAGAACTTGCAAAGGCTTTAAAAGAAAGAATTAACGCTATTCATCTTAATGCAGACGAGGTTCGTGCTACAGTAAACTCCGACCTAGGATTCACACCAGAAGACAGATTAGAGCAAGCAAGACGCATGGGCGAGATGGCAAGACTAATATCTAAGCAGGGCGTTGCTCCAGTCATTGTAGATTTTGTATGCCCAACAGAATTAACTCGTAAAGCATTTGGAAAGCCAGATATTTTAATCTACATGGAAACAATTGAAGAAAGCAGATTTGAAGATACTAATAAAATGTTTGAAGTACCCAGCAATTTTGACATGGCTTTTATTAGTCATGAGTGGAACGCAAACGAAAAAGCAACAGAAATTATTAAGCAGTTCAGACTACATGACTGGTCTGCACCCACAACACTTATGCTAGGTAGGTACCAGCCTTGGCACGAAGGCCACCACGCCCTTTACAAGGAGGCTGGCAAGAGAACTGAGCAGGTACTTCTGGGAGTCCGTAATACCTATAATACAAGTGAGAAAGATCCTCTTAGGTTTGATCAGGTAAAAGAATATATCGCCAAAGATGAATTTATGGATGGTGCATTAGTACTAAGACTACCTAACATAACAAATATTGTATACGGTAGAGATGTAGGATATAAAATTGAACAAGTAGATTTGGGGGCAGACATTCATGCTATATCGGCTACGCAAAAACGTAAAGAGATGGGTATCTAAAGTCTGGAACTTGATTACTAAGCCTAACAATATGGAGTGGCCATCATGAAGGTAACCAAACAAAGATCAGCATTAAAGGCTATTACATGGCGTATAATTGGTACAGCAGACACTTTTGTAATATCCTGGGCAATAACAAAAGAGCCAGTAACAGCAGGAGCAATAGCAAGTTTTGAAGTATTTACAAAGACAATTCTTTATTACTTCCATGAGCGTGGTTGGAATAAAGTTAAATGGGGGAGAAAATAATGTTTGAATATTATGTAAAGAAAGTAAGTAAGGTTGTAGACGGAGATACTATTGATGTAGATATTGATCTTGGGTTTGATATATCATTTACTTCAAGAGTCAGGTTAGCTGGGATAGATACTCCAGAAAGTCGTACAACAGATAAAATGGAAAAAGCATTAGGTCTTGAAGCCAAGGCTTACCTTAAGAGTGCAATTGACTCAGCTAAATCTGTTGTTATCAAAACAGAAAAGATGGACTCATCTGAAAAGTATGGTCGCATTTTAGGATGGGTTTTCTTGGACGGATCAGATAAGTCTATTAATCAAAAGATGATTGAAGACGGACATGCTTGGGGCTATATGGGAGAAACAAAGATTAAAGACTTCGATGCATTAGCAAAAGCTAGGAAGAAAAGCGGGAAGTAGTGCCAGTATACGAATATAAGTGTTCATATGATGATGCACATGCAAAAATGTCAGTACACAGACCAATGACTGAAGATGATCCTGGATACACATGCATAGAGTGTGAATCTGATATGACACGATTTTTTACTACAGTTGGTGTACAGTTTAAAGGTAATGGCTTTTATAAAACAGATAATCCTAAATAGCTAAGTGGTATAATTACTCAATAGGCATTTTGCTTATTTAGGAGCCATAGTTGAAAAGGGAAAAATTATTTAGAATAACAGCGTCCATAATGCTTGCATTTGGATGGCTTTTTATGTCCCCCGCCTATTCTGATGACCCATTAAGCTTGGCAGCTCAAGAAATTGAAGAGCTAAATAACAGCATTGACGACCTTGGTTATAAGGATGAATTTATATCCCTAATTGAAGAGGCAGAAGATAAGTATGCCATTGCAGTATCTGCAAAAGAAACACAAACTCAGACCTCTGCCACATATGATTCGTCCCTTGTCTTAAAAGCCACGGCGGGAGAAGAAAAAGCATCAGCCCAATCAGCCGTAGATGGACAGACAGTAGTAGTTGCAACTGCCCTAACTAATAAAAATAATGCCCAAGATGCTCTTGATATAGCCAACATAAACTTATCAACCCAATCTGGCTCAATAACTGATATTACAACAGAAGATTTTAATAATAATAGTATAAATAATGGTAGACAAAATTGGCCAGCAGGTGCTCTTAGTATATTTATAGTTGAATCAATAGACTCAAATGGAAACTCTGTGGGCACTGAGGTTGCAATAACTTCAACAAATAATGGTGGATATTTTTATGGAAGCGACCAGGTTCCAAGTAATGATTATACAAACCCACCAGCACTACATCTTAAATTACCAAGTCAAACACTTGCTTTTCGTGTTGCCAATTGGAGTGGGGGAGCAGTTACTCAGGTTAAATTTTCCGTTTATGCAAAAAATGGAGATGCCACTGCTATGGTCAGGCATACAGATGGAACAACATATAACTTTACAATTCAAGACAATGTTAATTCAAATTATCCAGGATTTGTTCATCAAGAGGTTTTAGATGCCCTACCTGGTAAACAAATTCATGAGATATATTTTTGGGCAAATGCTGACTGGTATATTATTGATAATGTAATTATAAAAACTATTATAGGAAGTGCTCCAAGCCAAGAGTTAACTGATGCAGTTACCTCAGCACAGGCTGTATACAATGACAAACTAAATGTTTATAACCAAGCAGTATCAACACTTAATGGTTACAATCAAACACTAACTAATAAAACAACTGAGGCTGAGAATGCAAGTTTAAATGTTGTAGCGGCATTACAAAATAAAAATAATGCTATTAGTTCATACAATCAAGCAATCAGTAATGTTAATAATGCAATTGATGACGCATGGCGTTACTATGACGAGCAACTACAAAGAGAAATTCAATCTGCTATTGCACAAGCAGCAGCCAACGCTGCAGCCAATCAGCCTACCCCAGAACCAAGTCCTGAACCAACTGCTGAAGAGCCACCTACTCCTGAGCCAAGTCCAGAACCAACACCAGAAGAGCCTCCTACACCAGAGCCAAGCCCTGAACCAACACCAGAAGAGCCTCCTACACCAGAGCCTTCTCCAGAGCCTACAGTGGACCCTACAGAAGAGCCTACACCTGAGCCTACCCCTGAGCCTACCCCAGAGGAATCACCAACTCCTGAACCTACCCCAGAACCAACTGAGGAGCCTGCCCCAGAACCATCTCCAGAACCTGGACCAGAACCAAAGCCAGAAGAGAACCCTTGGAATGAACCAGATGTAGAAATTACTGATAAAGTATTAGCAGCACTTGTTCCTGAAAAAGGAACGGGAACAGAAGAAGATCTATCTAATGTTATTGCTAACCTTACAAGCAGTGATAATAAGTTAGTTACTCTTTCCCCTGAACAAGTAACAGCAGTTAGCCAAACACTTAGAGCATTGACTCAAGAAGCTAAGGTTGAAGTTGCACAAGACCTTGGCATTAAGCCTTCGGAAGTTGCACAGATTGCTGAGCAGATGAAGTCTAACCCAGCACTGGCAGAAGCATTCGTTGAGTTCTCAGATAGAGAGGCGGAGGCAGGAGAAACTCCAATGCCATTTACATTAGCAGATGCAGTAACAGAAGTACAAACAGAAGCATTCCTAGCAGACCCACTTGGAGCAGTATTTGAAGTGGATGTTACAGAATTACTATCTAATTTCTCTGAGTTAGGTATGGATATGACAGATGATCAGAGAGAAAAAGCGCAGGAAGTAATTGTCCCAGTGGTCATTGCATCACAAATTGCAGGGGCAATGATAAGGAGGAACAAATGAAAATAATCAAAAAAGCATTTAGCTTATTGGGCAAAGCAATAAAAGGATTAATTAAATGGTTTAAAGATGCAGGTATGGAATTAATTGCACAGGCATTCACCCTCCTTGGCTTCTTTATTGCATGGCTAACACTAACGGGCTCAGCAAGAGACATTGTAGGCATTGCAGTATTGGCAGTAACAATAATATGGTTAATTACAATACCACTAAGAAAAGAGGATAAATAATGGCTAAAGCATATCTAGAAGATCCAAAGCAGGTAGGCTCAGGAGCAATTGCAAATATTAATAATATTGTAATGAGAATAGTTGCAGTATTTGCAGCATCTGGACTATCAGTAATTGGAGCAGGAGCAATTGTAGGTATTGAAACCTATAAGGCAGTTGTATTAGCAGGTACTCTTGGCGTTGCCACCGTAGTTGAAAGGCTTGCACGAGGTTTTTTAGATGATGGAAAACTTACTGTGACAGAGATAAATGCGGCATTTTTGGCAGTAGACAAAAAATCTAATAAGCAATAGTACTGCTAAAAAGTCATAGAAATGGTATACTATTCCTATGACACAAGGTCGTCTTTATTTAATTAGGAGAAAAAAATGACAGCAGATCAGGGAACAGCAGCAAGATTAGTAGAAGTTGCATTGGCAGAAGTTGGAACAATTGAAGGCCCAAAAGACAATGAAACAAAGTACGGCAAGTTTGCAAAGGCAAATTTTCAACCATGGTGCGGTTCATTTGTTATGTGGTGTGCAGATCAGGCAGGGGTAAAAGTCCCAAATACCGTATACACTCCAGCAGGTGCACAAGCGTTTATTAAATCAGGTGCATGGCAGATGGCAGAAGCAGCTACACCAGAATCTGGAGACATAGCCTATTTTGATTTCCCATCAGACGGCGTGGATAGAATTTCTCATGTAGGAATTGTTGTCGCTGTTAACACAGATGGTACAGTGGATGTTGTAGAAGGAAATACATCTTCAGATAAGAAAGGCGATCAAAGAAATGGCGGAGAGTGCTGCCTAAAGAATCGTGCTTATAAGAAGAAGAATGGTTCAAAACTTCGCAGAAGCCAGACAGTAGGAATTGTAGGATTTGGAAGACCCTCATTTGGTAAGCCAGCAGTTAAGAAAGCCGCAGCTCCAGTTAAGAAAGCCGCAGCTCCAGTTAAGAAGTCAGCACCAAAATCTGGCGGCGGAAAAACTTCAGCTGTTAAATAAATGAATAAATATTCTATTAAGATAGAGATAACAGCAGTCATTGAGGCTTTTAATGAGGATGATGCTAAAGACTATGTTAATGAGATATTTGGTACTGATGAAGAGGTTCAATCAGTAAAAATTGTGAGCGTAAAAGAAAAGAGATAGTTTTGTCTTTAGTTATAGAAAGACCAGAAACAAATATTGTATACTTTAAAGGTGTAATAAAAAATTATCAAGAAATAATTGATGCCATAGAATCCCTTTCTAACGACGCTGTCAGCGACTGGAGGCCCTGGAATGGGCACGGAACTGATACTAGATATGGCGATATTAAAGATGTACGCAAAGATAAAATAGTAGAAATTAATTCTGATAAAGATAGAGCCAAGGCAGCTTTTGCCATTAATTGCTTAACAAATAAGATGTCTGAATGTGCTATTGAATATGCAGATATATTCAATATAGATAGAGATGCTTTGTATTATGCCGTTTCATTGCTAACTGATCCAAGAACAACAATGGGAATAAATAAGTATGATGAAGGTGCCTTCATGGGATCCCATGTTGATTTTAATGAAGACAACTACTATTTGGCATACACTATCGTTGTTTATCTAAATGATGATTATGAGGGCGGAGAGCTTTACTTTAATGATTTAGATATAACAATAAAGCCAGAGGCAGGTAGCGTAATAATGTATCCGTCTTCCGCCCCATATTCTCATCAGTCTTTAAAGGTTTTAAAGGGAAGAAAGATATTAATAACTCATCATTGGCAAATGATTTTGCCCCCAAACGGTTGACATCCAGCGTGTTGGTCATGTATAATTATAGACATAAGGCAATTTAAATATGCTAAACCTAACAGAACGTGGAGTAGATATTCTAATAAAAAGATGTGATAACTTTTATTGGAACAACTACGATTTAATAGCATGGGAAAAAAATAGTAGCGGATATTTTAATCTCAAGGGTATTTATAGAAATAATTCCTGGGGAATCGCAAACGAGTTTCCAGTTAATTCCAAAGGTATATGGTCAATTCCGCTAAAACATGTCAGACATTTTAAATAAATTAAATTCAGACCAAGATTCTATAAGATGGTGGGATTTAGCAGCATGCAATGGCATGGACACCAATCTCTTCTTTGATAAGTATGAGTCTGATGTTCAAATGGCTAATGCAATTGATCAATGTTGTTTATCGTGTCCAGTTATAAAGATGTGCTATAGGTCTGGAGTTGATCAAGACGAGTACGGGGTTTGGGGCGGAGTTTTTCTGTCTTCTGGATTGGTGGACAAAATAAAGAATGTACATAAAACTAAAGATACTTGGAAGCAGCTAAAGGTAAAGCATGGCATCTAATGTCTATGACAATAAACACTTTAAGTATGGAATGAATCAGTGGACTGGTGAACCTAATAAGCCAGTCTTCTACACGGAAGAAATGAAAAAGAAAGTATGGGAGTTAAAGAAGCCCATGTTTTTATTACTGGACATTGTAAAGTATCCAGATTTTTTGGCATTAAGATTATACGAAGATAACTTCATACAATTTGACGGCACAGAAAAAGAAAAAGTTATTGATTATGTTTCAAAAGTTAAAAACCTACTTGAGTCTTATGGTGTTCGAGTAGAACTAGAAGGAGTACCAGCAAATTGAGCGAAAAAATATTATGTTATTCATGTAACAAGACAAAAAACAAGCTAAACTTAAAGAAGTCTTCCTTGCTACCAATTAATTTATTTATGTGCCAAACATGCATAGATGAAAAACTTGAGCCAAGGTGGGTAGTTTTAATCGCTGGAAGGCAATTTGGCCACGAAACAGTTAAAGATTTTATACACAAAAGAAAGTATCTTGGCGCAGAAATAACAGCTTCTGAACTATTAATTTAAATTAAATATAAGGTATAATATGATATATAATGGAAATATCATACATAACCATAGTGGTTTCAATATTAGCAGCAAGCTTAAGTGGTTTTGGTACCGCCATCGTTGCTGGTATTAGAGACGGCAAAAAAGAAAAAAATAGGCGGGAAGAGAAAGAAAAAGACCAGCTCAGATTAGATATGAAAGATCTTAAGATTGAATTATATCAATTAGAGAAAGAGTTAACTGAGTGGAAAGACAAATATTATAAGGCCATTCAGGATTTAATTGAAATGAAATCTGAACTAGATAATGTAATAAATCAATTAAATCACTTAGAATATCATGAGATGGTGGACACAGAATAATTAAAATAGTACAATAGCAATATGACTTGTATTGTTGCTATTGCCCAAAATGGTGTCGTTTATATGGCATCAGATCATGCTGCCTCAGATGAAAAAACTGGCTGGATCCTGTCAAGAAAAGAGCCTAAAGTTTTTAAAGTAGGACAATACGGAATCGCATTCACGGACTCATTTCGTATGGGACAAATTTTACAATACATGTGGGCTCCACCAAAATACACGCCAACTAAAACTAATTCTGGTTTAGATAAGTTTATGAGAACTAAATTTGTTGATTCGGTTAAGGCTGCATTTAAAGAGCATGGATATGGAAGCATTGGATCATCCTCAGAAGAAGACACTGGTGGAATTTTTATAGTTGGAGTGTGCGGTAGACTCTTTACCATAGATGAAGACTTTCATGTTGGAGAAAATATAGTTAACTACATGGCGGAAGGAAGCGGCGGACAGATAGCGCTTGGAGCCCTTCATGCAACAAAGAAACAGCAAAACCCAAGACTAAGGCTTAAAGCAGCATTGGAAGCAGCAACTGAGTTTAATATGAGCGTAGCTGCCCCCTATACATATATTCAAGTTTAGTGTATACTTAGACAATGGACATCAACGACCTAAGACCAGATTATTCTCATTCAATGGACGTACGAGGTGTTCCAACACACATATGTCCGTGTGGTTGTGAAGTGTGGAACCTTAAAGTCCTTTTTGATAATTGTGAAATTGCAACTTACTTTTTAGACATGGAGTGTGCCAATTGTGGCACACTAGCAACGGCGCCAACGCCACTGGATAGAGAAGAAGAACTATGAGAGCACAAAGAAGAATTGATATGCTAGAGCTCGAGCTATTTAAGCTTAGAATTGAATTAGATATAATGCATGAGATTATGAGCAACGTAATTAATACTCAGGTACAAGTGGCGGAAGCAAGAAATATGGATTCTGGCAAGTGGTATCCACGCAAGAACCCAAATCAGAATTCATAATCTGTTGACAAACACTATACTATTTAGTAAGATTAGCTTTATGAAAAAACTAATAACTACTATGGCACTAATCGCCACAACAATCGCAATCACCGCAATGCCTGCACAGGCAAATCTAAAGCCAAAGACATCTGTTCCAACATTGGCTATCCTAGATACAGCACTAGATACATCAATCCCATCAATTTCTTCTAAGGTAGTTGCAGAGGTTTGTATCCTTGATTGGCCTTCTTGCCCAAATAAGAAATCTTTTATGGAGGGTGCAGGAGCATCAATTCTTCCAATGAGCATGCTATCAACAAATAATTTTAACCATGGAACACAAATGGCTTCTGCTGCAATTGCAGCCAATCCAAACCTTAATATTGTGTTTGTTAGAATTGTTGGAAATACAACAAAGGGTGGTCAGCAAACTTACGGACTAAACACCCTTGTAAATGCTTTAACTTGGGTTAACAACAACAAGGCTAAGTACAACATTGTAGCAGTTGCATCAGCGCATGCTACAAATGCTCCAGTCATTAAGCGACCTGCAGGAACTGCTTATTGCTCTGCAACCCCGCTTGATGCAGTAATTTCTAACTTAAATAATTCTGGAGTGCCAGTATTTTTTCCTTCTGGTAACAGCGCTGGAAACGCAAGCATGAAGAATAAGATTGAATGGCCAGCATGTATTAGCCAATCAATTGCAGTCGGTGGAGTTGAAACTCTAAATCTAGATAAGCCTCAAGTTTCTTTAACAAGTAACTACGATGCCAACCTTGTAGATCTATGGGGTGAGATCCAGCAACCAACTATATATCCTGGAAATGTTAATGGACATTCTTATGGAACATCTGTTTCCGTTCAGGTAGTTGCAGCAAAATATGTATACTTAAAGTCACTTAAGCCAACGCTGACATCAACAGAGCTAATTTCATTAATGAAAACAGCTTCTGATCCAGTAGAAAACTCTCATGGACAAAAAGTTTATCTGTTTAATTTGAGTAAAGTAATCAATGGATAGCAAGTTAACTATCCTTGAAGAAATAATCAAGGAGATTGGCGAGGAGTTGTACCAGAAATGGTACAACGCCCTTGCCATTGAAGATAGAACAGAAGAAGCATCAAAAGCAATGTCTACAAATGCTGGTGAGACATCATTGTGGGTAATCCAAACATTTATGAATAAGTTTAATAATGCAGCGGACGAACTAAAAGGAGAGTAAGTTGATAGTTACAGACGAAAGCTTTAGTAGGGTGCTAGATTATCATAATCTAGTCCTTATTGATTTTTGGGCTCCATGGTGCGGACCATGCTTGAAGGTGTCTCCAATACTAGATGAGATATCTAAAGAGCTTGGATTATGGGTCGGCAAACTAAATGTTGATGAGAATCCTATCAAATCAGCAGAATACTCTGTAACATCTATACCTTATATGGTACTATTTAAGAAGGGTAAGCCAGTAAAAACTATTACTGGTGCAAAACCTAAGCATATTATGCTAGAAGAGCTTTCAGAATGGATCTAGAGAATATAGATTCAGATCATTTAGAGTTTGAGATATGGCTCAAAAGTGGTTACGATAGAGGATGGATATCAGATGTATTTTGTAATACACATGATGGCCCACCACTAACAGATGAAGAAGAACAAGAATGGAATGAGGGTGGAGACCCATGTTCATTCCATGTAAAAGTAAATGAACTAAACTAACATTCTGTGTTCGCAAAGACCGCAGAGGAAACAAGGAGAATAAATTAAATGAACTCATTTAAGAAAATCGCACTAGCCATGGTTGCAGCCATGACTTTGGGCACAATGGTAGCAACACCTGCAAGTGCTGCTGTAATGACAGTCGCTGTATCGCTTGACACTGTAGCAAACACTACGGCATCAGCAATTGCAACGCCTGCATCATTGCCAGTACCTGCAGACAACTCAGTTGATGCAGCTGACGCACTAAAGTTTATTGCAACAGTTGATGTTGGAACAAGTGTTTCAGTCGTAGCAACAAACGCAACAATCGTGTCTGCACTACACACAACTGCTGCACCAGTAGGAGCAACATCAGGATCATCATCCTTGACAATTGCAACTGGTACAGGAACAACAGCAACATTCTATGTCTACACAAAGACAACAGCAATTGGTACAGTTGTAATCACAAATCAGGGTACAACTCTTACCTACTACGTTCAGGGAACTGCTGGTAAGATTAATACTCTTACAGTATCTGCCCCTACCGCTGGTGCTGCTGGCACAAAGCAAGACATCTCAGTAACTGCAACAGACACATTTGGAAACAAGGTATCTGCTAAGTCAATTACTGCAATTGTATTTGCTTCAACAGCAGTTATGGACACAGCAACAGTAACAACTGGTGCTACACTTTCAGATTTTG